CCTTCGGCCCAGCGTAGATACGGGAAATCTTTTCTAGTTTCGAAAAGTTTCATGTTCTTCCTCTTAGTCTCAATGACTTTGGCAAACAGAGACTACTTTACAGGCATCCCAGCCATATAGTTTTCTGCCGCTATAAGAAGATACACAAGAGAATAACGAAGTATCTTCCATCCATTTCCCTCTTACTGGAAATGCAAAATCATTAGTGTTTTCGTCGGTGGCATCCGAATGATGCCGCTTTCTAGCCATCTAAGACTTGAAGTTTTGCAAGAGTCAATGGAGGATTCTAACCTCCGTCGTGATATTTTATTTATACTACCACCAGCAGTTTTTCTGGTGACTCGTAGCACCAGCGATTCAACTGGTAGCAAGTGGCCCGTTCTGTTCCAAGGTGGAGCCATACCCGTGTAGATCATGCCGCTAGGCGGATATCTGCAAAGCTATCGTTATCGTTAGCATTTATGTTTAGTGGCACTTTGCCAGGCAATCAGTCTCGAACCGCCCTATTACACGAAAATCGAATTCCATGGTCACCCCCATCATCTACACACCGCTGGATTCGAACCATTCATGCGGCTTTAGCATTACTACCACCTGTCGTGCCCTTCAGGATCGGTGTGTAGATGGTGGAGGTGCGGGGAGTCGAACCCCGGTCTTTCCGCCTTTATTGTTGATTGTCAACAACTGATATTCTATATATACAATGTTTTGGCTTAATTGTACATGCTTAACGTAAGAAGCCAAGTGTTTTTTTTCACTAGTTTACAAGATGTTGAGCAAGAACCATACAACTCAACCAAGCCCACATAGTATTAAACGCTACGAGGGTGGGCAGCAACTTCTTATTCGAAGCCCAAATAAGCGTAAGGCTTGTTATCAATGTCAACCAATATAACCACCAAATGCTGGCACCAAAGATCAAGCCAGGAATAATAATAATTGCTTTGGCCGTCCAACTTGCTGCTTCTACTTTGTTATAGAAGTGGTCCCAATATTCTTTCGTAAACCACAAACCGTAACAGTCTCGGATTTTATCCCATCCAGTTTTGTAGTAGGTGAACATTACCAAACCAAAAGCTGCAGTTGTAGCCCAAACAATTTGTTCAATATTCATGTTTTGACTTAATTACACCAAGACTGTTTTGCATCTCCGAAATATGCTCGAGCAAAGCTGTTCTTAATAAGCAGATCGCGAAGGCTCATGCCGTCAAGCAGAATGTCACCGAGTACACGGCCACCAAACTTGTCCCAATCATATAGAACAACTTGATGCTTCTTCGTACCAGCAATCACATCTTTGACAAAAACAGAAGCTTGCTCGCCGCGCTTCTTTTCGCTCTCGCATTTGGCACGAAAGCTTTTTTCTGGAGTATCAACACCGAAGATACGAACACCGAGTTCAGGCTTGAGTGGAGCTGGCAAGTATGGTGCCTCGATGACAATCGTATCACCATCAATTGCTCGAACGATCTTTGCATCATAGGTTACACCGACCGGTGTCTTCTGAGCAATTGCTGGAGTTGCCAACATGACGAGTGCTAGCGCAATAAAATTCTTCATATATTTTCCTTAGTTACAAGTAGTTTGCCAATAAACGTAGCGCTCACCATAGCGCCACTCAGTAATTTGTTCACGGACGCAATAGCGTCTATCATATCTATAATTTGGTGGGTAGTAACGATTATCGTTATAGTCTTGGTTTCTATCTTCTTCTGGTGCTCGTTCTTTTGAAACAAGTGCACCTACAACAACACCGCCGATAATGGCACCGCATAGCCAACCACATCCGCTTTTACGTTTTTGTTTGTGTTCGCGATGTTCTGTACGATCATAATTTTTTGCAAGAACTGGAGTAGAGATCAGCATGCTGCTGACAATTGCGAATGTAATAAGTTTCTTCATATTAGAACTCCTCATCTATATCTGCAAACATCACCCGTTTTCTTGGATCGCCGGCGGCAATGCATCGAGTGAGTGTCAGCGCTTCTTTGTAATTCTTCGTGTGGAACATCACCGGGAAAACGATCTCATCGTCATCCTCGGTTTCGAAAGACATTCCTACAAAGTAAGTACCATTTTCTTCTACCATTCATTTATTTATTATCGGTAGATTTCTCTTCTTCGTACTCTTCGATGACGGGAATGTCTTCCCATTCTGCAGCAAAACCATCTCGCTTAATCTGAAGCTTCCATGTTGTTTTCTCAATCCACCGATTAACGATCATCCGACCATCAACCTCCTCGAGAGAGGTTTGATGGCGGAGTTTCTGGATAACGCGGATATCCTTAATGTTCATTATGCTGCCTCCGCAAATTCAACCGCAGTTTCCAATGCCTTCGTCTTGAGGTTCTTGTTCGAACCGTACCAAGCGGAAGTCATGCGATTATCTGCATTGCGACCAATCATGTGATCAGTCATGAAGGTCACCGCGTTGAAAGCCTGCCACCAGCTACCTTCGCCATATTCGGCACCAGGCTGTTGGTCCATGATTTCGAGAGCGATACCAGCATTCTTGCTGAGATCTTTCTTCGAGCCAGTGACAGGGAATACGCGCTGGAAATACTCGACGATATTCTCGTCAGTGTAACGCTTCGAACCAAGATAAGCAGCCATTTCTTTGTACTTGGCAAGCTTTTCCTTGGCAACACCGAGTGTTTCCTTGACAACGTCACCGTCAAACTCACGACGATGGCTAACCTTGACAATCTTGCTCGACTGGCTGTTAAGCGAGAGAGTCAGAGTGTTGTTGCAAACAACGCGAACTGGAGTGAAGCGAACATCGATTGACCAACCATACTTATGCGGATTGGTGAAGAGCAGGTAGGAATCGACTTGATCGCCCTTGAACAATTCGAAGGAATCCTTTACCTTCGCCAAGGCCCAAACAAGTTGACCATCGCGAAGCGAACCGGCGGTGTGCATTTCCATCTCACCGGCTGCAACGAAATCATTGAAGAATTCGAAGGCTGATTCGTTCTGATTAGGAACCCAATCGTTGGTGATCACGTCGAGGATCTTGTTGTCAACGTCACGAACCAGAGCGGAGTGACCGATGTCGACTTGCTTACCACCGATTTCGGCGAAAGCAGGAACTGGATTGACCTTCCAGTCGAGGTTTGCTGCCTTCAGCATTTGATTCGGTGTGAGGTCGTTCGAGACCTTCGTGCCGAGGTGATGCCAAGGTGTTTCGCCTGCATAAGCCATCGAAGCCTTGCCGTCGAGAAATTCAATCATATGAGCCATAATATATTTTCCTTTTTAAATTTGGTATAACCATTCTACCAAAGAATGGCTTATTTGTACATGTTTATTTTTAATTAATTTCAAACTCATTTAGCATTTGCTCAAGAATATCTTTGTAGATACGCTTAGCTGTGCTGACCAACTGACGCGTTGAACATTCGCTGAAGTCAAAGCCATCGCATTCCATTTCAGTCTGAACACGCAATGCGTCTTCCAAAGAAATTTGAAGGCCTTCAGCAATATCTCGAGTAACTTGATTCATCATAATTTCCTTTAGCTTATTATTCATACTACCAAAGTTTTGATAAAATGTACATGTTTATTTTTAAAATTATGCATTATTTTCGGCTTCGGCAGTTATCAAATTAACTGAACCAATACCAAATATAGTCAAACCCAAAAGGCCTTGAAGCACAAAATGCGTTACGTCTGCATACTCAGGAATGAGGATCAGAATAAGCAAACCAAGAAAAATCATTACATAGTTCATATTATATCTCCAACGAACGTTCATAAGATTCGCGCTCTGCGCGCTCATCGAGCCATTTTTCGTAACCTTCCCAAAAGGTCTCTTCAACTTCATTTTCCATCATAATTTCCTTTAGCTTATTATTCATACTACCAAAGTTTTGATAAAATGTACATGTTTATTTTTCGATAAAATCACAAACCAACTGAAAAAAGTCATCAGGCTTTTCATCTTCCATGACCATCAGATAGTCACGAACATCTTCGGTAATACCGTGCTTGGCGAAATATGCAGCGATTGCTCGCTGCACAGTGTCTCTGCCGAAGTACTCAATACTAGGCGATACAGTCATACTTCCTCCAAAATATCAAGCATGTAATCGATGATTTTTTCGAAGTCATCGTCTGGATGCAAGCGGTGGTCGATTGCAACTTCGCTGTACATCGCAGTCAGATAGTCGCGAATCTCAACACCGTGAGTTCCTGAGATACCTTCATAGACATAATCGAATGGATCATCGAGGGTGGCGATGTGGTTGTGTAAATTCATCATAATATATTTTTCCTTCTTTATTATAGGTCCACCTTACATTGTTTTCGAAATAATGTACATGTTTATTGTCAAAAAAAATGCGACCGAAGCCGCATTTTCTTATCCGTACATTTGATGGTAAGATCGAACCAGATCCACCGCTTTCTCAAGATATCGTTGAGGTCGCTCAATAAAGACTTGAGACTCGAGAGAGTCATCGACTCCAATGATGATAACGATATCCTTCACTAAGATGCCTGTCATCTCCCATAACATATAAGAGTAGAGACTCGCTTGTAGGAAATATCCTTCGATCCAATCCTTACGTTTGAGCTTTGCAGAAGTTTTGTAGTCGATGATAGACAGACGGCCGTCGTAGTCTGCTATCAAGTCGCAAGATCCTGCTAGCTTGAGATGATCAGAGAAGAGAGTACATTCAGTAGCACGAATCATGTCTACCTTCTCATCCAGAACCTTCTTGATCTGATTGAATATCATGATATTATGAGGCATTGACATGTCAACGTCATGACCTAACACATAGTTCTCACACATCGTATGGACTTTAGTTCCACGAGTAGAAGCCCGGGCCGAAACCCGGGCCGCTTCATCCTCACCGACTCTTTTCTTCCAGGCTTCGAGAGCAGACTTATCAGTCATCTTACCGAGAACGGTAGTTACAGACGGATATCGTTTGCCTTCAGGTGTCTCATAGAGACGTATTGGTCCATCTATCCTTTGCAGTTCAGCAAACTCTAGTAATTCGTATTCGAATTCTTTACGGTTGGAGACCGAGTTTTTGTCGAGCAATTATATATTCCTTCACTAGCTTCGAGCGAACAATATCTTGTTCGAGGAAGTCAACATGTACAAAGTCATTTAACTTACCGATGACTTTCATAAAGTCCTTCAGTCCGTTACGTTCTTGTTCTTTCGTAAGATCTGACTGACGGAAGTCGCCACAAAACAATACTCTACAACCTTTACCAATACGAGTGATCACAGAATCCAGTTCATGGAACGTCATGTTATTGACCTCATCTACAATCACGTAACAATTATTCATGGTAATGCCACGAATAAACGACGTCGAGATGAACTCAATCGCATTCTTTTGCTTGAGGATCTCATACGCATCAGATCGATCAAATAGTTCCGTACAGATGGCATAATAAGGTGCCTCATAAACTTTCATCTTTTCTTTCTGATTACCAGGAAGAAAACCCATATCTCGTGTTGGTACTACCGATCTTACAATGTAAATCTTATTTTGTACACCTTTATTTGACATCAGTGCGTCAATAGTTTTCGAAAGAGCGAGAAAGGTTTTGCCAGTACCAGCCATACCGTGTAACATCAGATGTTTTCCATCATCAAAAGCATCAAATGCAATACGTTGATTCTCTGTGAGTGGATTAATATTTTTTAAATTAAAGTTTTGAGTTTTGAATGTCAATCCTTCTTGTGCATCGCCATTCTGTCTGGCAATTCTTTTTTCTCTTTTTGTTAAACGTGCCTGGTTGTTATATTCCACTGGCTATCCTTATTTTTTATTGCGGGCTTTATTAACTGCATCGCGAGTCTTAGTTGCTTTGATACCCTTGTCTCCGTGTTCTTGTCCGAGTGGAGAGTGGGGATTGGCATTGCCGATTCTATTGAGTAGATCATTAAAGCCTGAGTCATTTTTATGAGTAACTCCGGAGATTCCTGATACGAAGCGCGGCGCGCCAATAACCTCTTCAAGATCAGGATTCTCTTCAAGAAACTCGAGCTTTTGATTATAGGTGAGAAACTCGTCAAAAGTTTCTCCTGTTTCTTTTACTCTAAATTCATAGATAGGCATTAATAATCTTCATCTTCTATCAGATCTAAGAGGGTGCTTTTTGTTTTACAGCGAAGGGCAGATCGAAGCCGCTTCTCACTCAAGTGCTGACGATGATCGTGCGATGTATTTTTCGAATCGTCAAACTCTTCATTATATTTTCTAAAACGCTTAACCGTGTTGCTCATTTGGAATTAACCCTGGAAAAGCTTCGTTAATTGTTGCGGCATCAAGTCCTTCGACTTTTTTATCTTTGACGGCAATCAGAAGATCGGCATCTTTTGGATGAAGAGATTCGAGAAGCCCGATAAAAAGGTTTTCGCGATGAACTTGTTTGATATCTGGCCGATTACCGGCAAGATAAAGAGGGAGTGTACGCGCCTCACTATAGAGTCTTCCTTCGGTGTCGAGTACTTCACTCGGCTTATAAGGAGGAGCTCCTTCTGGTAGCCACCATCCTACGTTAGGATGAAATGCCAATTCAAGGATATACCGAAGTGTTTCATTATCATACTGACGAAGGAGAGAAACCTTTGTCGGTACATCCTTTGCTTCCTTGACCAAAGCAAGGATCTCTGCGATTGCTAATGTTCTTTGCATATTAAAACTCATTAATGCTTTCTAATAGGAGTTTAAGACGACGGTCGATAAAGTAGTTGAAGAGTTTGTCTCTTCCTTTACCAGCTTGCTGCTCGTATTGCACGAGCACTTCCTTCTTAATATCAGGAGGAATGAAGTTGAGATCAACTAGCTGCTGATTACGAAGATAACCACGCAGCATCTTCTCGTCACAGAATTCTTTCGGATCTGCATCGAGCCATTGATCTAATTTTTTCTGACTAATAGGTTTCTGTCTGGCACCGACAACGAACGTGTCATCAGCTGATAAGAAGTTAGGAACACCGTCGCCAGCATCTCCGCGAATGATATGTTCTTTCATGAACTTATCGACATCGTTTGTCTTGCGCCACTTCTTCTGCACAGGATCAAACTGCTGTACGTTCATAAAAGCTTGTAGCTGCACAAAGTCTTTGTCACCAGAAAGAATCAAGATCTTCTCGTTGGTATTGCCATAGGTTTGTGCAAGAGTGCCGATGATGTCATCAGCTTCGGCGCCATCGACACGAATGACTCGATAAGGAAAGTAATCCTTCAATTCATCGCGGACTTTATTCAGAGTATCGAATACGGAAGTCCAATTGATCTCGGACTTCTCGCGATTCTTACGACGATTAGCCTTGTAGTAAGGAAAGATTTGTCGGCGCCAATTATTACCAGCATCACACGCAATAATCATTTCGCCGAACTCATTCTTAAACTTGACGTTATAAGCTCTCACAGAATTGAGAACCATATGACGTAAAAGATCTTCTTCGATATCTGCATTCGTGTGGTTTCCAAGTTGTATCATTAGATTGGAAATCATAACCTGTGAAAGGTCCATAATAATCATTTCAATTTCTCACTCTTCATCTGGTAAATTATATGTGTATTCAATACTATTGTCTTCATTATATCTAAATTCAAATATGGTGTCAGACATATTATGAAATGGATGCTCAAGATTATACTGTCGATGTAACAGTGCTTTGATGCCTTCCATTACTAAGGCGACATCTTTTACATATTTATCGTCATTAATATCTACGCCATACGCTCCGAACATATTAATTATATCTGGAATCATATCATTCATGACTCCAGCCACATGTTCTTTACGAGTCTGAGTCACCTTGTCATGAATTTCGTCCAAGTTTTGAGGCGGAGCATCATCTCGCTTGAAACCTGGAAATACGATTACATTGTCCGTCATTTAATAACCCTTAGTAGAATAGTGTCTTGATTAATTCTGCCATTCGGCTTTGACTCCACTGTTTTAATCTCGTCCATCAACTTACGTAGGCTAACTTTACCAGCACCAAGCAATGCTTGAATAGAAGCTTCTGGTTTGCGTAAGCCTTTGCTCGTAGATGTTTCAACATCATAACCAATCAAGGTAGTGCCTTTCACTTGAATTCCAGCTGGACCGACAGAGTCATAGCGACTCAGTTTCTTGTACTTGGTATTGTAAGTCCATAGCTGTGTACATT